TTAGTGCCACTCAGACTACTCGTAGTGGTTTTGGCAATAGTGATCCAGATCTTACCGATACTTCTGAGTCTTTTGGTCTACCTGCCACTGCTGATTTTATGTTTGCCCTTATCTCTACTGAGGAGTTGGAACAACAGGGTCGCCTCATGGTCAAACAACTTAAAAACAGATACTCAGACCTCGTTACCTCACGAAAATTCATGGTGGGAATTGACAGATCCAAAATGAAGTTGTATGATGTTGCTGAAGATGCATCTGATATTAATATTTCAGATGAAGATACGGGAGAACAGTTCTCTCAATTTGCTGAATCTCAAAACCGACTGTCTAAATTTGCTGAGTGGAACGTATGAAAATTAAAAGTATTATGGTAGTCGGTGGTGGATCATCTGGTTGGATGACTGCTGCTGCTTTATGTAAAAAATTTGGTAAAGATATTAAAGTATCTGTTCTTGAAGGAAAAAATTCTAATCCAGTTGGAGTAGGAGAATCTACTATTACTAAATTCAATACATATCTCAATCAAATTCTTGAGATTGAAGATAAGGAGTGGATGTCAGAGTGTAATGCCACTTATAAAACTTCAATTCGTTTCACTAATTTCCGAGATGGAAATGGAGAAGTGTTTGAATACCCATTTGGTGGATATCATACAGAAGAATCTTTTGGAAGATGGTCTGCCGTTCGTGCCAGATATAATCTAGGTCCAGAATCTTTTTGTGAGTTTTTAAATCATACTTATTGGTTGGCAAAACATAATAGGATGACTAATAATAGTAAGGCAGAACTCCAATTTAATTTTAAGACACAAACAGCATACCATTTTGATGCTAGTCTCTTTGGAAAATATCTCAAAAAACGATTTTGTAAAAAGGCAAAGCATTATGTTGATGATATTGTTTCAGTCAACAAAAACGAAGAAGGATATATTACTTCATTGGTAGGCGATTCTGGGACTGAATACTCTGCAGACCTTTTTGTTGATTGTACAGGATTCAAATCTCTACTTCTAGAAAAAGAAATGGGATCTGAATTTATTTCTTTCAAACCTTGGTTGGATAATGATAGAGCTATTGCAACTCATCTGCCATATAAAGATAAAACTACAGAGATCAGTAACGTTACTAATTGCACAGCATTAAGTAGTGGTTGGTCGTGGAATATTCCTTTATGGAATCGTATGGGATCTGGGTATGTTTACTCTAGTGATTTTATCAGTGATGATGATGCAGAAAAAGAGTTTAAAAAACATGTAGGTAACGAAGATATTGAAATTCGTAAGATCAATATTAGACATGGCGTAAGAGAAAGAGGTTGGGTCAAGAATGTAGTGGGAGTTGGTCTTGCTTATGGTTTTATTGAACCATTAGAATCTACTGGACTTGTGTCTACTCATGAAATGATTGAGCAACTAGTTGAAACTCTTGAGAGACGTGATTATAATATCACTGGATTTGATAGAGACAGTTACAATTACACATGTCAGTTAGTTGTTAATGGTTACATGTATTTTGTTGCCCTTCACTATAAACTTTCTCGGAGAGATGATACTCCTTACTGGAAATATCAAACTGAACTTAAGGATTGGTTTGAACTTTCTGATCCAAGATTGTTTGCAGAGCAGAAAGTTCATATTTCATATGAAAATGGGTCAACATCATGGTATCAAAACGTTCATCAACTACATTCTTTAGCACATAGATGGGATCCAGAAAAACATGGCATTGCATATATTATGGCAGGCATGGGACATGTTCCATATTCGGATTACCTTTACGATGTATTGAAAAACGGATCTGGAGAATCATTTGATGATGATGTTGTCAAACTCTATGAAAACTACAAAAAATATGTTACAATGCTAGAGGAAAAAGTCCTTACATTTCCCACCTCTTACGAATTTTTGAAAGAACACATTTATTCTTGACTTATGACTATCAATTTTAATCGGTATGAAGAGTTTGTTTCTGCAGTTACTTCAGACTGCTCAACAAACTTCGTTGATTTCGCTGATCGTATTGGCGAGTTGGATCGTGAGGGTGCCAATATTGAGCGTCTCCTTACTAGTGGTGTTGGGATTAATGCTGAAGGTGGTGAGTTCCTTGAGATCATTAAGAAGATGGTTTTCCAAGGCAAACCTTGGAACGAAGATAATCGTGAGCATCTTATCATTGAGCTCGGTGACATTCTGTGGTATGTTGCTCAAGCAACAATGGCACTGGGAGTTTCTTTTGATGATGTAATTGAAGCTAACGTCAAGAAACTAGAGAAGCGTTATCCTGGTGGGTCATTTGAGATCCGTCGTTCTGAAGTTCGTGCGGCAGGAGACCGCTGATATATACTATCCATTCTTTATTAAAATGAACGTAACTATTAAACAACCTGACGGCACTGAAGTCACCTTTGATTGTGCATCTGATCAATACATTCTAGATGCTGCTGATGAAGCAGGTGTTGATCTTCCTTACTCCTGTCGCGCTGGTGCTTGCTCTACATGTGCTGGTAAGATTGTGGAAGGAACAGTAGACCAATCTGATCAGTCTTTCCTAGATGATGATCAACTAGAAGCAGGTTTCTTACTTACCTGTGTATCTTACCCCACATCTGATGTGGTAATTGAAACTGAAAAGGAAGAAGAACTCTACTGACAACCCAATATTAATAACCTCCCCTCTAAATAGTTAGATGGGAGGTTTTTTTGTATGAAGCCATCAGATTTCGCTCGTAAAGGATCTAAGTATCGCGATAGAACAGATGTCTTTTTTGACAAAGCTCTGTCTCAAAATGGAAAAGTAAATCATTTCAAAACAGATCAAGGTCTGGTTGAGATGGGTGGGTTTGAGATTACTAGGCAGACTAAAACAGGTAAGACTACTAAGGTAATATCAAACTATTTTGATTTTGCAGAAATGCGTGGATCTGCTGGACGTGCGAGAATGAATGCTGCAAAGAGAGCGTTTAATTCTTTAATGCTTGCTGGTTTACGTGGTAAAAATAATATTGAATTCACATGTAACAACGTGAACTCTAGAAACAGGGACATATATCTTGACCTCGGTGACTTTGAGAAGACTGAGGAGTTTGGTGGACGTGGAGCAAATACAACCAGACAGAATTTTGGAACTGAGTATGAGAAGTCTCTTGCAAAGTCTCTTCAGGATTGGAAGCAAGGTCTCCCTGTAACACGGTGGTCCGATCATGTAACTGCCATAACAACCCAGGTGCAGGAGAAGCATGGTGCTATACTGGAGGTAATCGCAACAGGTGAGACGGACACTAAGAGACCGCTAGTACAAAAGGGTAGTAACATTTTAATCTCAGTTGGTGGTGGAACACTTACTACAGACATCGGTATGAAAGTTGCAGACATTGTTCTCAGGTGTGAGAAGAGTGATGCGTACCTCTCTGTAAAATATGGTGACACACTATCTTTCTTTAACTGTGGTGTTGCTGGTGGTGGTAAAAATAATATAAGATTATTTCCAGAAGGAGATTTGAGACGAGGAGAAGTACCTTCTGCTGGGCAAGCATACTTAGACATGTTTGGCATTGATCATACGGATTTCTTGTCGGTATTTGAGAGATATGTTGGTAAGGATGCTGCTAGTGCTTCTGTAGAAAATCATTTACGTACAGTAACTCTTACCAATTCTCAAAAAAGTGCGTTGCAGGATTTGATTGCTAGTGGTGTTGGTAAAGGATATTGGATGACACATTATGATGGAGGTAAATTACATTTCTATCAAATTACTGACCAGTATTTAAGAGATGCATCATCACTTATTGGAAATACAATTCAACTTCAGTACGGTGGTGGCAACGGTAAAGCAAAAAGAATCAATATGATTTTTGAAACTAAAACATATGAGTTTAGTTTCAACGTAAGAAACAAGAGTGGTGGTGTCTATCCTACACATACCAATGGAGACTACTTCAAGAAGAACTAATGGCAAACGTAACTCAACTCAAACACCTAGAACACTTAGAAGATGAGATGCTCAACTATGGAGTTGAGGGATGTAAAGCTGCTGTTGGTTTCTTAAAGGAACTACGTAAGATGCTTGGGTGTGATAACAGCACGGGATTTATGCAAACAAAATGGGATGGTGCTCCATCTATTATATGCGGCACAGATCCTATGACTGGCATGTTCTTTGTGGGAACTAAATCTGTATTTGCAAAGACAGAACCTAAGATTTGCTATGGTCCTGAAGATGTGGACATGTATTACAGTGGAGATCTTGCAGAGAAACTTAAATTTTCTTTGATGTACTTTGCTGACCTAGGAATTGAAGGTGTAGTTCAGGGTGATCTCATGTTTACCACAGATATAAAGCAAGAGGTGGTGCATGGAGAAAAATTATATACGTTCCGTCCTAACACTATCACCTATGGTATTCCAGTAGATCATCCTATTGGACAGAAAGCAAAGCGAGCAAAGATTGGAGTGGTATTTCACACTCATTATACGGGTGATGATATTCCTAACATGCAAGCTAGAGCAGGTGCTAATGTTAATGATTCTCCTGATGTATTGGTGATAAAAAATGACACTCCTATGGATCGTGTTGGATTAAACCATGCTGAAGAAATGAAGTTTGATGCATACGTAGCAAAGATTGAACGCATGTGTCATATCTGTGGTGACTTTCTTGACGAACTAGTTAAGGAGACAGGCACTACAGGAGACAAGAAGTTTCACATTGCAACATACCTAAAACAATATTTTAATAACGAGATTAAGAATGCTCGTAGCATTGGTAACGTAGATGAAGCAGTGTATGAACTGGCAAACTTCTACCATGCAAAGATGGAGAAAGAACTCGCGAAAATTAAGACGGTTGCAAACCTAACTAAGAAACGTAATCTTGTATACCAGAGTGAGAATTACCTTGTTAATAATGTGTACAAGTTCAAAGCAATGCTTGCACTGTATAAAGAACTGCAAGCAGTCAAGCAAATGGTTATAGATAAACTTGACCACCTGGAAGAGTTCAGGACATATGTCCAGACAGAGAAGGGATATAAGGTCACAACTCCTGAAGGATATGTCCTTCA